TTAGCACGATCCTCTACCCCCCCTGTCTTTCCACGGAATCTCTCCGCGAAACAGTCCAAACCGGTGCAAAACGGACACACTCAGTCCAAGCCAATGGCAGATTCACCCTTTGCTAGTGGAAACAGTTCAGATCACTCGGGGGCGGTTGAGAATGGCATCCTCTAAGGGCCGGACAAAGCCCAGACTTGAAACACCCAAGATCAAGGGCACATCCAAGGGCAAAGCCTTCGCCGACTGGGTAGCCAAGTACTCAGACCCCTTGCTGCCATGGCAAAAGTATGTGAGCGAGCGCATGATGGTCGTAGATCGCAAGGGTGACTACAAAATCACGACCCAAGGGCTGTTGATCGCTCGCCAGCAAGGCAAGACCCACTTAGCGCGTATGCGTATCCTCTATGAGCTGTTTGCTGAGCCACGCAAGAGCCGGGTGATCGGCCTCTCGTCCAATCGCAACATGGCCATCGACACCTTCCGTCAGGTTGTATCGGTCATCGAAAACAATCCAGAGCTGATGGCTATGGTCAAGCAAATCCGCTATGCGAACGGTCAGGAGTCGGTCACCTTGCTTGATGGCAGCATGTATGAGATCGCAGCCGCTACCCGAGACGGAGTCCGTGGCAAGACTGCCAACCTAATCTTCGTGGATGAGCTTCGTGAGATTACTCGGGAGGCTTGGGCCGCTATTCGGCCAACCACCACAGCCACCAACGGTGTCTTGCTGACCGCTTCCAATGCCGGTGATGCTTTCAGCGAAGTCCTCAATGGCCTGCGCGAGACTGCCCTCAGTTACCCACCCAAGAGCCTTGGCTGGTGGGAGTATTCGGCTGAGCCATTCTGCAAGCTCACCGATGTTGAGCAAATCCTCCAAGCCAACCCGGCAATCGGTTATACGACCAAGTTGGAGACTATTCAGGAATACATCAAGACCGCCAAGCCCGAGGATGCCCGGACTGAGCACCTTTGCCTGTGGGTGGATGCAATCTCAAGCCCATGGCCTTACCGAGCCTTTGAGGATCTCACGGTTCAGGATCTACAGCTCTCACCCGGGGCTACCACGGTCTTTGGCATTGATATTGCTGTGACCAAGAAGAAGGCCAGCCTAGTAGCCGCCCAGTTGATGCCGGATGGCAAGATTGGCGTGGGCATCATGCACCAATGGGAGTCTGATGTGGCTATCGATGAACTCAAGATGGCTGCCGACATCAAGGGTTGGTGGGATCAGTACCGACCCACTATGCTCTGCTACGACAAGTACGCGACCGCCAGTATCGCCTCTCGGCTACAACAATCTGGTTGTAAGGTCGTGGACATGTCCGGGCAAATCTTCTACACAGCGTGTGGAGACTTGCTTGAAGCAATAGTAAACAATCGAATAGCGCACAATGGTCAGAGCGAGCTGGTCGCTAGCATGAATAACTGTGGAGCAAAGTTATCTGATAGCGCGTGGCGAATCGTCCGCAGGAAGTCCGCGGGGGATGTAAGTGCGGCGATCGCTCTGGCCATGGTGGTGCATCAGCTGGTGAAGCCTGTGTCGAAGCCAGCCATCTTTGCCTAATTTGTCCGATTTGTGTGGTATCCTTTAGGCTATGGCATTTTGGGATCGCTTCCTCATTCAAGCACCGAAAACTTCATCTGAGGTCAAGGCCCAATATGCCCCTTTGGTCATGGGGGATGACTTTGGATATTTCAACACTCAACTCATCACTAAGGTCAGCCGAGATGTTGCAATGTCACTTCCAGCAATCGTCAGATCGCGAAATCTCATCGCTGGAACGATTGCAAGTATTCCAATCGAGCTTTATCGCAAATCAACCCATGAAGAACTGGCATCACCCAAGTGGCTTGAGCAACCTTCCATTCACCAGCCACGATCGGTAACGCTCGCCTATACGGTCGATAGTCTCCTCTTTTATGGGGTCAGTTATTGGCAAGTCACCGAGCTTTTTGCCGATGATGGCCGACCTGCACGATTCAACTGGATTGCACCAACCAAAGTAACGCAACAAGTATCACCGGATGGCGATTTCGTCACGCAGTATTATGTGGACGGTAAGCCAGTACCAATGACCGGACTTGGATCGTTGATTACATTCCAAGCACTCAGCGAAGGCATCCTCAACACCGGTGCAACCATTATCCGTCAAGCTTATGAATTACAGAATGCAGCGCATCGCGCAGCAGTAGCCCCGATTCCTTCCGGCGTGTTGAAGAATACCGGAGCAGATCTCAGCGAGTCGGAAGTTTCCGCATTACTGGCTCAATGGAAAGCGGCTCGCAATAAGGGCGCGACTGCATATCTCACCAGCACCTTGGAATACATGCCGACTGCATTCTCACCCAAGGATATGGGTTATGCCGATCTCATCCAGTCGGTCACTACCCAGATTGCTCGACTTTGCAACATCCCGGCGTATTACCTTTCAGCCGATGAAAACAACTCGATGACTTACGCCAATGTTCAAGATGAGCGCAAGCAACTCATCAGCCTTGCGTTGCAGCCTTACATCACCGCAATCGAGACACGCTTGAGCATGGATGATGTGACCAACTCTCAGAATTATGTTCGATTTGCTGTCGATGAAACATTCCTCCGAGCAGATACTTTGACCCGACTTGCAGCGATTGAAAAAATGATTTCCATCGGCCTCATCACAGTTGAGCAGGCTCAGGAAATGGAAGATCTATCACCGAACGGAACATCATGAAGATAACCCTCCAAGCAAGCGAGATTCAAGCCGATGAAGGCCGCAGGCTTATCTCCGGCAAGATTTTGCCATTCGAGAATGAAATCGGTTATACCAATGTGGGCAAGGTCAAATTCCGATCCGGCTCGGTCAAGTGGGATGACCCAAAGAAGGTCAAGTTTCTTCTAGAGCATGACGGCAAGAAGCCACTCGGTCGCGCTCAGGCCATTACTGCCGATGACGGTGCGCTTTATGCAACCTTCAAGGTATCCGCAACAAGTCGTGGCAATGATGCACTTATCGAAGCCAGCGAGGATTTGCGCTCTGGTCTTTCAGTAGGTGTCGAAGTATTAGACAGCCGCCAAGTCGGATCTGTCCTTGAAATCTTGAGCGCAAGGCTCGAAGAAGTTTCTCTGGTATCAAACCCGGCTTTCAAGTCGGCTGAGGTGCTAGAGGTAGCAGCTTCCGAATCCGAGGAAGTTGAACAATCAACCAACAACGAAAGCGAGGCTCCTGTGGAGAACACCCCAGAAGTCGTAGCACCTGAGGCAGATGCTCCTGCAGTTGAGGCCTCTCGTCCTACAATCACCGCTGCAGTTGCTTATGCAAAGCCACGCATCGAGGTAACACCCGGCGCGTACCTTGAGAACACAGTTCGTGCTTCCATGGGTGACGATTCAGCTCGTCAATGGCTTGCTGCAGCAGCAGATACCACCGACAACGCAGGCCTGATTCCAACCCGTCAGCTCAGCGAAGTCATCAACCCATTGGCTAACGCCGACAGGCCATTCATTTCAGCGATCAGCACCGGCACCTTGCCTGATGCCGGCATGAGCTTCGAAATCCCTAAGCTCACACAGGTTCCAACAGTTGCAGTCACAACCGAAGGTTCAGCACCAGCAGAACAAGATCAGAATGTTGCTTTCGTTACGGTCAATGTCCAGAAGTTCGCAGGACAGCAGACCTTCTCGGTTGAGCTTCTCGATCGCTCAAGCCCTGCATTCTTCGCAGAGCTTTCACGCCAGATGCAGTTCGCGTATGCAAAGGCAACCAACGATCGCGTTTCGACTGTTATTGCAGCAGCCGCAACCGACGGTGGAAACCGCACCATGTCGGCAGCAAACCTCCTTGATTTCGTCAGCGATGCAGCTGTTGATATTTACAAGGAGACACTTGGCTTTGCAACCAATGTTGTCGTAAGCCCAGAGCAATGGGGCGCAATCATGGGCTTGGTCGATGGCTCAAACCGTCCGGTTTATGTCCAGACCATCAACCCACAGAACGCATCCGCTAACCTGACTCCAACAGGTATCCGCGGAAATGTTCACGGCTTGAACCTCTATGTCTCTCGCTCACTCTCGGGCGTTGGCGATGGCACAATCATCGTTCTCAACCCAGAGTCCTACACATGGTATGAGTCCGGAACCTTCCGTCTCGAGTCCAATGTCATCGCAAGCGGCCAGATCAGCGTAGCTCTTTACGGCTACGGCGCAATTGCAACCAAGGTTGCCAAGGGCGCGTACAAATGGATGGTTGCATAACCAATCCGTCAATCGTGGGGACTAGACGGCTCGCCTAGTCCCCACACCTAAGAAGGGAGTCAGACATGCCAGCAACTTATGTAACGGTTGCCGAATTACGCACCAACCTTGGCATTGGCACCCTCTACACCGATGCAGTCGTTGAGTCTGTCTGCCAATCGGCCGAAGATATTATCAAGTCAAAACTTTGGTTGAACCGCACCAATGTAATTGCCCATGAGGCTACAGGCACGACCGGAACGCTTTATTTCGATACAGCAGTCAGCGATCGCTTTTATGTCGGTCAGACCATCACAGTCGAAAATGTCGCGCCCCATTTCAATGGATCCCAGACCATTACCGCCCTCACCGCTTATTCTTTATCTTTCGTGAAAGCCCAAATCACCACAGTTGAAAAACACACGGTTGTGCCTTACGGCACCATTGTCGTTGAAGGTCAAGTGGACTACTCGACAATTCCTGCAGTACGCCAAGCAAGCATGATGATCGCCACCGACATTTGGCAGGCCAGACAAATGAGCAGTACCGGAGGCATCAGCCCAGACTTTCAACCAAGCCCATATCGCATGGGTAATACCCTCATGGCCCGAGTCCGTGGCCTTCTAGCAGACTACTTAGATCCCGGTGGACTCGTAGGATGAGCGCGATTACTACCCTACGAGGAACGCTGGCGAGTGCGCTCACCAGCGCATCGGTGTGGTCTGTGTTCTCCTTTCCACCGGCCACGCCGATTGCCAACAGCTGTGTAATCAGTCCGGATGATCCTTATATCACGCCATCCAACGACCATTACATCACCGTTGCCCCTATGGCGCATTTCAAGATCACCCTTATCAAGCCTTTATTCGACAACCAAGGCAACTTGAATGGCATCGAGGATTACATCCTTGAGCTTTATTCCAAACTTGCCGCATCCACCATCAAATACACAATCGGCGAAGTATCCTCACCAGCGGTCATGAACGCAGCATCCGGTGACTTTCTGGCGTGTGATGTTCGAGTCTCAATCCTATCGAGTTGGAGCTAACCATGGATGAGCGCACTAGATTTCTGGTCAAGATTGGCCAGATCGAAAAACCACAACCTGTAAGCAAGCCCAAGAAGAAGGAAGAATCAAATGGCGATCACGCTGAATAACAAGGTCGGGGTCAAGATTGCTACTGTCGATTTCAGCGATCTCGTCACCGCCGCAACCCTCAACTACGCGTTTGAGGAGCTAGAAATTACGGCCATGGGAAGTGGCTCGAGGCAATATGTCAAGGGCCTTCAGACCGGAACCCTCACCCTTTCATTCCTCAATGACCCTGCAAGCTCGGAAATCCTTGACAACTTGCTCACCAACTTTGGCACAACCGTAGCGGTGAAGATGATTCAGGATTCCGCTTCGGCTGTTGCTGACGGCAATAAGCTCTACACCTTCGACATTCTGGTGAACAACCTCACCCCAATCAACGGAGCAACCGGCGATCTCAGCACTCAGGATGTAACATTTACCATCAATAGCGTCGTAACTGTCGCTGATTCCGGTACTTGGTAGGAGATACAAATGGCGAGCCTCAAAATCACCACAACCGATGGTGAAACAACTGAACAAAGAATTACCCCGGCCATAGAGTTCGCTTTCGAGCAACATCACAAGATTGGCTTTCACAAGGCCTTCCGTGAGCGTGAGCAACAGAGCGATCTCTATTGGCTGGCATGGGAAGCCCTACGGCGATCCGGCAAGTCAGTCAAGCCCTTTGGCGTGGACTTCGTGGCTACGCTTGACAGCGTAGAAGTGATCGAGGACAGCGACCCAAAATAGACAAGGATTCCGTCACCTATCTGATAGCGCAATTGCAGATAGAGACTGGAATCCCGGCAAGCGAGTGGCTGGCCATGGATGAGCGAATCTTCCGGGCCACTCTTGCTTACTTGAAGGAGAAAGCGAGAAAGGCCGACAATGCCAATCAGGGTCGAAGGCGTAGATAAGGTCAAACGCGCCCTTCGTAAGTTCGACCCTGACCTATTCAAGGAAATGAATGTGGAAGTCGGTACTGCCCTCAAAGGCGTTGCAAATGAAGCCAAGACCCTAGTGCCGGGATCTTTCCTGACCGGAGCTATGGATGATGGTCGTGAGCGTGTTAGCCGCACCAACAGATCTCGAGCCTTCCCGGTCTACAACAGTAGCTCCATTCGCAAGGGCCTGACTTATTCACTTGCTCGCAAGCGTGGAAATACAAGGGGCTGGACTGCCGCCTATTCATTGCTCAACAAGTCAGCCATCGGAGCCATCGCAGAAATCGCAGGCACAAAGAATCCTTATGGAGATCCAGACAGCAAATCAAACAACCCTCAGGCTGGCCGCCAGTTTATTGAAGCCCTGAATCGAGACATTGGCGCAATCAAGCCAGTCGGCAAGGGCCGGGGCCGCTTGATGTATCAAGCCCTGTACGCCAATCAAGGCAAAGCCCGAGATGCAATCTTGGCAGCCATCGAGAAGGCAGCCACCAAATATAAGGCGGCAACGCGATGACCATTCTAATCCCGATCATTTCTGAATTCCAAGGCAAGGGCTTCAAGGAAGCTCAAAAACAAACATCCGCATTGGATAAGGGCCTCAAACGACTTGCTGTCACCCTTGGTACTGCCCTGTCTGTACGCAAGATTACTCAATTCTCAAAGGCTTCCGTCAAGGCTTTTGTAGAAGAAGATAAGGCTATCCAAGCCCTAGCGCGTAACCTTGAGAATCTTGGACTGGCTTACGATGTTCGACCCATCGAAGCCTATATCCGGGAATTGCAATATGCGACAGGCGTAGCGGATGGCGAGCTTCGACCAGCACTTCAACAGTTGGTCACAGCCACCAAGAGCCTAGGCACAGCACAGGAGCTTCTTGCCCTATCACTAGACATCGCAGCCGGTACTGGTCGCTCTCTAGGATCTGTGACTCAAGCTCTCAGCCGGGCTTATTTGGGTACGACCACCAGCCTTAGCCGACTCAACATCGGACTGAGCAAAGCAGACTTGACAAGCAAATCTTTCAATGACATCACCGAAGAATTGACTCAGCGATTCTCTGGACAAGCAGCAAGAGCAGCCGGTACTTATGCCGGTCAGTTAGCCATCCTTAGCGCAGCTGCCAATGATGCCCAAGAAATCTTGGGCGAGAAGTTGGTCAAGTCCTTGGAGCTGTTGCTTGATGAGGATCAAGGAGTGCCAGCCCTTGCCGGAGCTTTCGAGAAGATGGCAACCGATGTGGGAGACATCAGCCTTGGGCTTGCCAGCATTGGTAAGCAAATCAAGACCATCGGTGGCCTTATCCCGGGTGGCGGCTTGGACATTCTTGCCATTCCGGTTATTGGCCCCTACCTAGATTTCCTTAGAAATCGTGGTCGAAGCGAATCAGCCAAGGCTCAAGGCAAAGCCGATGCGATTGCCCGGGCCAACGCCAAAGAGCAAGGCATTCTTCGATCCAAGACACTCAGGACTGAATTAGGCATCACCAAGCAAAAGGTGGAGCAAAACAAGCAGACCAAGGAAGCCAACAAGCTTGAGAAGGCCGGTCAGACCTTCAACGATGATCTCATTAGCCTAGAAGCCGCACTCAAGAATGAGCAGTTGTCCGAGAATGAAATCCTACGGCTCAAGCTGAAGAAGGCTTTGATTTTGGAAAATGCTGATCAGGCCGAAAAGTTGGCTAAGAAGTTAGCAGATTCTCAAGCCCAGTTAGCTGGATTGTCCCAATTCAAGCCAGCCAACCCATTCCAATCTTGGTTGGATGCAATTGATGAGTTGAACAAGCGCATTGCAGCCCTTGGCAGAGTCACAGCCCCAACCATCGAGCAAGGTGAAGCAGCCCGGCAAGTTATCGCTTTAGGCGAAGCCACCGGGAATCAAGCGATATTAGATTCAGGCGTGAACATGCTCTCTGACTGGATCAACCAAGGTAATGATGCCGCTTTGGCTGCACTTTTGGAATCTGAGCGCGCTGGCCTTGAAGCAGACATTTCTGGAGCAAAGGTTCAGGAAATGGCAAGCACCGTGAATGTTTATGTTCAAGGAACCGGCGGCCTAGACGATCAGACCAAGAAGGCAATCGTAGATACCATCATTGACTACTCAAGCATTGGCTACAGCACATCCGGCTGGTATCGCACGACTGGAAACATCGCGCTGTGACCTATCCCATCACCCTCACAGTTAGCTTTGACTTCTCGTCAGGGCCTAACTTTGACCCACCCTTCCAGATTGGCATCAGCCAAATCGGTATTAGCACTATGGGTGCTGGTGGTACTGGTAACCAAGTCGTAGATCTCACCGATGAAACCACAGCCATCAACATCCGGCGTGGGCGTGACCTTACCCAAGACCGATTCAACCCCGGGCTATGCACCATCCGTGTGCTTGACCCCAATGGTGACTGGAACCCACAGAACCCTGCAAGCCCTTATTTCGGGCTTCTACAGCCTCTCAGGAAGCTCAGAATCGTTGGCGAGCATCTTGGGGTGGACTACCCTTTATTTGCCGGTTATACGACCTCCTACAACTACACCTACCCCAAGAATGAAGAAATTGGCTTTATTGATATTCAAGCCACCGATGCATTTACCCTGTTCAACAAGTCAGCCATTTCGACCGTTACCGGGGCCACGGCTGGCGAGACAACCGGCAACCGCATCAACGACATATTGAATACCATCGACTTCCCGGCCAGTCAGCGACAGATAGACACCGGCGATATAACTGTCCAAGCAGACCCGGGTGGGGTGCGATCAGTCCTTCAAGCCTTGCAGGATGTTGAGTTTACGGAGTTCGGTGCTGTCT